ATAAGGTTGGACATAGTTGAAGTATCCACCGTCTCTAGCCGCAAATCTGTCGTTTCCATTTAATTGAAGAAGACATTTGGTCAATGGATTTTTGCCAACAGGATATACAGCATCGGTTAAATTGGTGATATCGCTTTGTTCGGTCAAAGTACTAATTTTGAGACCACCGTCGGTATAATTGTACCAATCTTGATTTTCAGTGGACGGTTTAGCAACCCATACTAATTCTTTGCAAGGGTGGTTGAAATTGAGTCTGTATCTGTTACCATCAGATACTTTCAAATCTTCTGAACCAGTGAATTGCAATTGTTCTATCAAATATTCATGGGAAAGTTGAGCAAAACGTCTGCGTTCATCAGTATCAAGGAAGATATAATCTACCCATAGTTGAGCATTAAATGACTCGTTGGGAAGTGTACCACTTGTTGTGTCTTTAAGAAGCATACATTTGTCCTTGTCTTCAAATACGATTTTTAATTTTACTTCGTGGTATTGAAGAGCAATTAACGGAAGAGCAAGTCCAACATTGCGACAGAACCAGAATTCAAGTGGAACATGTAAAACAGTTTTAGCGTGACTGGTAACATCGCTATCAGCACCAACCATCATTTCATATCCACTGCGTTTTCCAAGAGGAAGAGAAAGTTCATTCCATATGTACATCCAATCTGAATAGTGCTTGTCAATTTGTTGACCACCTATTTCAATGGTTACTTGAGACAACAATTTCAAACCGAGATAGTTAACATATTTTGGAGTGCCTTGTGCAGTATTATATGCACCCAATGAAGGCATTGTGAATTCCATGTAAGCTCTGTTGATTAAGTCACCATTTCTGGAAATAGTAGAGTAGACAGTGTTGCCATAATCAGCAGTGCCATTGAAAGTTTGAGCAATTGATTCTACTGCAAAATTAGTATGACGACGATAGACAACTTTGAAGAAGGTTATTTGAGGATTACCGGTTAAATAAACATCCTGTGCTCCGTATGCAACAAGCTGAAGAAGACCACCGCCCATTTATGTTATATTCTTTATACTATAACAGGAGAAAAAAATTGAATACTTAAGAATGTAAATAATAACTTGAGATATATGCTTTATAAAAATGTTCAAAGAAAAAACATCAAAAAAAAGGATTGCAGTGACAAATAATGCCAAAGATGCTTCTACACTCGATGTCATGCATAACAACATGATTAAAGTATTTGCTTCTAAGACAGATGAAAACAACAGTATGAAAGAAGAATTAACAAAATTAATAAATATTCGAACAAATATCAAAAGAGAAATAGAAGATCTCTTTGCATCAGAATATACAAATTTAGAACATTATAATCTTCTTTGGACATCAAATATAGAATTATCCGAAAAAATTCAAAAATTGGATACAGAAATACAAAAAAACCAAAAAGAATTTGATGAATTAGATTACTATAAAAATACAAGTGATATTCTTTTCAATTACTATGATTTATTAGAGAAACAATCCAAAATAAAGATGGATACGCGAAAAACAAACATATCTGTTCCAAAATTTGCTACAAAAACAATTCTAGATGCTCTGAATAATACGTCCGGGACAAAACAAGAACCACAAAATGACATCAGTACTATACAAAATATACAAAGTACAACTACTGGGAAAAGTGATTTAGTTGACGAATATTTAATTATAACAAACAAACAACATGTTAGAAAGAATGATATTGATGATGCAGAACAGTGTATAGTTTGTCAAAAACAAATGGTTTGTCTTCAGTACGATGCAATAATGATATGCGAATATTGTGGATATCAAGAATTGTTACTTGTAGAACAAAATAGACCGATACTGAAACAGAATTCGAAAGATACCTCCCATTTTAGTTATAAAAGAATTAACCATTTTAGGGAATGGTGTAATCAAGTTCAAGGAAAAGAAAGCACCGACATTCCAAATGAAGTATTTGAAAAAATTCTAAATGAAATCAAAAAGGAAAAGATATCCGACACAAAGACAATAACATATACTAAAATGCGCGAGATATTGAAAAGATTAAGGATTAATAAATATTATGAACATATCAATTATATTATCAACCGGATAAATGGTGTTCCGACTCCTCAGTTTTCACCAGATTTGGAAGATAAATTATACTCAATGTTTAGAGATATTCAGGCACCTTTTTTGAAACATTGTCCAAAAGATAGAAAGAATTTCTTATCATATAGTTATGTTTTATATAAGTTTTTCCAAATCCTAGGTCTCAACGAATATTTGAAGTATTTTCCTTTATTGAAAAGTAGAGAAAAATTGTATATTCAAGACCAGATATGGAAAAAAATATGCGAAGATTTGAATTATGAATTTCATCAATCTCCTTCATTATAAAAAAAATACAGTATATTAAATAAAATCTTTTATTTAACGAAATCCGACTAATTTAAATCCTGCACCAAGACCAACACCAGATCGGGCACCAGCGGAGAAAGAAGGCGACAATAAATCAAGGATAGAAAATACACACGCAGCAGTCAAACCGATTACCAATATTTCACTAGGGTGTAATCTTGATTTTGGTAAAACATACGCTACGATACCAACCGCCAATCCTTCGAATAGATATTTTATTAATTTGGTTACAGTCTCCCAAACATCAAGGGTATAATCCATTTTAACTTTCTTTTATACTTATAACAAAGAATATTTTTATTCAAAAAGTATATAAGATTTTAAAGTAAAATATTTTATATAAGCAATGTCTGCGAGTACAGAGACAGTTTCTACAAAAGATTTTGATTATCTTGACGAAGACAAACCAATCAGAGGTCAGAATTATGTTTTATTGTCATTCTTGAGTCCTGAAGATGTTCTTGTAAATAAAGAAGCATTTTATTTTACACGTTTTTTAAATCAATTTGGTAAAGATATGACAACATTATTTGACGGATTGCGTGCGAAATTCCCCGAGTCAAAAGATATGATTGATACTGTGCACAACAATCATAAATATTTGTCGGATCCTATTGAGATGAATGAGCAATATAAATTCTTTAAATCTGTAAATTCTTCTGAAATTGAGGCAGATTTCCACAGGGACAACAATTTTCAAACATCTATTCGAGGTATCAAGGTTCGTGGTACTTTTGACACAATAGACGAAGCAAAAAGTCGTTCAGAATTCCTTAAAAAGATTGATAACAAATTTGATATTTTCATCGGTCAGGTAGGATGCTGGTGTCCATGGTCACCTAATCCCAATGATCTTCAAGATCAAGAATTTGGCGAAACACAACTGAACACTTTGATGAAGAAATATAAAGAAAACATGGACAACAAAGATGAAGTTTTTGAAGAGAGAAAACAAGCGGCAATGAAAGCAAATTCTGACACAGTTGATGTATCTGATCTTGCAGAAAATATTTCAAAAATCGATCCATGGACAGAAAGACAAAATGAGAGTTCGGTTTAAATTTATTCTGGTTTAAAATGAGTTTATTTTTCTATTATTGTAATATAAGATGAAAAGCATTGCGATATTTTTATTATTTCTTGGAACCGTTCTAATTATACAGGGATATTATGATAATTTAACAAAAAATATCAAACCTAAAACTGTTATAAAATATGTACCTCGTTCTACTTATGAGGAACAAATGATGGGTCCAGAAAATCTTGACTCATATTTTAAAACCATTTTTGAACAAAACAAAATCAATTAAAGTATAAATTTATATATAGAAGACATATGACAGAAAAAACTTTTAAATTTCATATATTATGGTTTTTCCTTGCCTTCTGTGTTGGAATTGTTTATGTTTACTTAGATATACCAGACAAAAAGAAAATTATCAAATATCCAACTCCATATAATGCAAATAAAATAACATATATGGGATTGAGCGGAGATTGTTTTAAATTTAAAGCAAAAGAAGTAAAATGTACGAATGATGCAAAGAAACAAACTATTATTTAAAATATAAAATATTCATATTTTTTAGTATAAGATAGGTTACAAATGACTGAAATCGATACTACAAGAAATATTATCAACAAACTGTTATATACATCAGTAGGTCAAAAAATTATAAGTTCTATATTTGGTTTGGCGATCGCTCTTCTTTTTCATAGAGTATGTAAAAACAATTGTGTTGTGTTTTTTGCACCTCGTGTTGAAGATATACAAGGTAAAATATTTAAACTTGACGAAACTTGTTTTCAATATACACCTTACATGGTAGATTGTACAAATAAAAATGCTTTATATCCTTATGATATGCAAAATATTCCAGATAATAAAATAAAATAAATAATAAGTGCGTAACTACGAATATTATTTTGTTATTGTCATATATTAGATTATGGCAACTATGCCCGGTATTATGAATAACCATAATTCTAGTCAAATGTCCACACCAATCGACACTCTCCCCCTTAAAACAACAAGAGATTCGACAGATATAGAAGATCCAATGGTTCAATCGGTTTTAAAAGAATTTGAACAAGATATGTATTCTCAACAACCAGAAAATATTCCACAAATACAACAAGAACAAGTACAGTATGTCCAACAACCTGTTCAACAACCTGTTCAACAACCTGTTCAACAACCTGTTCAACAATTTGCACCTGCTTCGGATCATCTGAAGTACAGTTCGACCAAAAGAAAACGTATTATAGACATGGATATTGCTAAAAAGGCAGCAATTATAACATTGGTCTCGTTTCTAATATATTACAGCAACATTTCATCTTATGCTATAAATAAATTACCAGATAATGTGAAACATTATACATCAGGACGAGAATTACTTATTAATATGATTATCGTATTTTTGATATTTTATACAATTATTTATTTTGAATTATTGTAACTTTTCTAAAACATGAAATTTGTTTTCTGCACAAAATCCTTCTATTTTTGAATTATCACAATGAAATCCTTGAGTACCGCAAATATTTTCTTGACTAGCAACTTCTTTTTTCATATTATCTTCATCAAAAATATTATTTTGAGCAGATAACAAATGTTCATCTGTAATGTAATCCAATTGTGTAACACATGAATCTTTTCTCGATTGTTCATTGTCCCACACGTTACTTCCTATCGGCATTGTAATACTTTGTTTTGATTTATCATTATGTTGTAATGATTTTCTTATCTTACCGTATATTTCAAAATATATTAATAGAAGGACGAAACCCATTATCAAACCGAATATTGGATCAAATATAACAAATACGATAATACATATTGCAAGGAAAAATTGCGTAACCTGATCTTTCATTTTTGAGTAAAATGGGAAATCATCCATTACAATCACCAATATTAACAAACAAAACGCCAATATTCTTAATGTCTCGCGCAACATATCTTCTATTCATAATGGTAGATATAAAAATATGACACATTTATAATAATGTATGCAAATTAAACATGTCTATCCTATCTTTTAATGGTTATGGTGTTGCTAAAAAAAATAATGAGGCACTTATTTCACAACTTCAAGAAGAATTGACAATGAATCCTATTATTAATTTCTCAATGACAAATGATCATGATCAAAAAACCTTTAAAATCTACACAGAAAATGATAAAAGACTATATATTCCTAGATATTATGGACTACAAAAGTTTGGTATTCCTGACAAATGTACACTTTCAGAAGGAACTCATTGTGATAATATGGTTTTTCAAGGAACACTTCGTGATCAACAACTAGAACCAGTTAATAATTTCATTAAAGCAGCATCAGATCCTTTAAAAAGAGGAGGGATTATATCTGTACCATGTGGTTTTGGTAAAACCATTATGAGTGTTTATATCGCATGTCATTTTCAAAAAAAAACAATGTTTGTTTCTCACAAAGATTTCTTGAATCAACAATTTATAGAAACAGTTAAACAATTTGTTCCCAATGCCAAAATTGGAATTATAAAACAAAAAAAGGTTGACGTTGAGGGAAAAGACTTTGTTGTGGCATCTCTACAATCTCTTGCAATGAGAGATTATGATATAAATATATTCAAAGAATTTGGTTTAGTTATTATTGATGAAGTACATCACCTTGGTGCAGAAGTGTTTTGTAGAGCATTTCAAAAACTTAATGTAAGTAAAATTCTTGGACTTTCGGCAACATTAAACAGAAAAGACGGAATGAGAAAAGTATTTGAGTACTATATTGGAAAATCTGTTTATAAACTTATTAAAAAAGACGAAGTCAATGTCAATGTCGAAATCCATAAATATTTTGATCCCAATGTGGAATATAGTAGAAATCTTCTTCTATGGAACGGAAAACCAAACAATACAGGAATGATTAGTAATATATGTTCATTTGTTCCCA